GCCAGTCATGAGGATTGCGTCCCTCTGCTTCTTCAGGTAGATAAAACTTACTACCTTTGTATATGTTATTTATACGCTCACCATCACTATAATTAGCAATGTCAAACCCAAACATATACACTTCACTACACGCCACATCTTGACAAGCTAGATGTACTGCTGTCGTTCCAGCACCCCAATCTTTAGGGTCTGTAATTGGCGTGATCAAATCTTCATCATCTGGGTAGATGACATGAAGACCTAATTCTTTTTTAATTCTATCCTTTTCTCTACCAGAACCATTTACTACCATTGAACCTTTATCTTTTCCGTAGTAATGTATTTGCTCTGGTTTCCAACCTTTTTTCATTTCTTCTAATAATATCTCAGAAGTTGTTGGTAATAAATTCCAATCGCTAAAATAACATTGATGTCTTCTAGCATAACCTGATTCAATAATCTCACCTTGTATTCCATAATCTACTGCAACTAAAATATCTACTTCGTGATCTCTATAGATTGCATTACAACCCCAAGATACACCTTGTTGTCTAGAGACTCCGAACCCTTTTCTAGATTCGCCATTTCCATAAATATAATGAATCATCGAATAACCTTCATTAGAGCCAGTTTACACTTTTTAGTATCTATTGTCAAGAAGTTTTTGTATTTTTCTACCATTTTTTTATGATCTTTCCATATTATATCATTATCATCCCAATTCTTAATATATCCTACTAGATTATCCAAGATTGCCATAGTTTCTATGGATATTCGTTTTCCTAGATACTCTTTCAACAATATAGGATGTTGATCTTCCCATTTAAATAACTCTTCAAATCGATCTGCATATGGACTTAATTCATTTGTCAGATTATATGTCAAAGATTCTATTCGTTTTTTCCAACTTAAATAATTATCTTCACTAAAATTTTTTATATATCCGTTTTTATCTGCCAAGAAGTTTGATACAAAATAATTTTCTATATCTTTTTTATCTTTATATTTCCTAGCAATTCTTGCAAAAAATAATCTGTCGTTTCTTTTATAGAAAGACATTTTTTTTATCTTAGTTTTTCCACCGTACTTATGATAATCATAACTTCCTCTAGAGAAGTGTGCCTTGATAGCACAATATATTAAATAAACTTCAACGGGTTCCATTAATCGATAGGTAATTTTCCTCTGCCTTCTACATCTGAAGAGATTAATCTTAATTCTCTTGCGTTTGCTTCTATTTTTGCTTTTAATGCTTTTGTAATTAGTTTTGCAACTGTTTCAATTTCTATTTCATTTGTTTCACAATAATGTGTCACTGCATCTAAGTGATTTATTCCCTTTTCTACAGCCATTTGTTCTATTTGTAATGAGAAAGTTTTTGGTGTTATCTTAAATAAATTCAATTTTGTTTCCTTTTAAGTGGCAAGTTTCTGTTGCCAGGTACTTGCCGACCCCGACAGAATTAACCGCTAGGTTTAAGCTGCCATTGCAAAGTTAAAATTTGCACTTAGGTTGTGAATACTCAGATTAGATACTCGTCAGCAGTCGAAACCTATTTCACCCCCTAAATCGAGGTTTAAACTTGGTTGGTGGAGGTGGGTGGTATCGCACCACCGTCCTCACTAACTTTTTGCAAACCGTCAACGCATTCAACTATATTTATACCATAGTTAAAAGATAAAGTCAAGGGTTAATTTGTTTCACCCATGTATGTATCTAATGTTCTTTTAAATTTACCAGCATGAGACTTCTCTGCTTTCGCTAATGTCTCAAACCAATCTGCAATTTCTTCAAAACCTTCTTCTCTAGCAGTTCTTGCCATACCTGGGTACATATCTGTGTACTCATGAGTTTCGCCTTTGATTGCTGAGTTTAAGTTTTGTTCAGTATTACCCATAGGTTCACCTGTCGCTGGGTCACCTACTTCTTCTAAGTATTCTAAGTGTCCATGTGCGTGACCTGTTTCACCCTCAGCAGTTGATCTGAATATTTGTGCTACTTCGTTTGCACCTTCAATATCTGCCTTTTGAGCAAAGTATAAGTATCTTCTATTTGCTTCGCTTTCGCCAGCAAATGCAGCTCTTAAATTGTCTTTTGTCTTACTATCTTTTAGTTCCATAACTACCTTTCACTGTTAAATGCCACAATTGCTTCTTGCAATTTAGGCAGGTATTCTTGTTTTTGTTTTACAAACTCTTGTACTTCTCCGTCAGCTGTGACAACTAAGATCACAATCTGATCGATAGGTGTACCTGTTTGTTCTTCATGCATTTCTGCATAAGCAGATGCTTGAATATAATAATTCTCATTGTACTCTTCTTTTCTAGGTTTAGAAGAGGTTTTAAAATCAATCACTGATAACTTGCCGTTGTATTCTGCAATACAATCCACACGACCAGCAATTTTGTATTTATCTGACCATAGTGAGGCTTCTTGAAAATAGATGTTATCTATATTAGATAATGCTTGAGTTTTTAATTGTCCAAATAGACAATATGCGAGAAAATCTTTTTTATGTTTATCATCGTCAAAATTATTATTTAAATAATCTTCACACATGTGGTGTACTTTTGTTCCACGATTTGCAGCAGTTCTTGCGATATGATTAGCAACATCTTCGCCAACACGCTTACGCCATTCCATTAGACCTTGTTTTGATCTACCAGATAATACTGTTGTTATTGACGGATACTTATTACCTTCAGGCGTGACATAAAATCTTTTCTTATTGATATTTACAGTCTGTAGGTTTGGTATTTCTACCGTAGTCACATGATTAAACATAATATACCCTTTTAATTATATAAGTTCTTTTGCAGAAGCAGTTGTTTCTTCAACTCTTCTTGTCCACCCTCTACCAAATGTATCGAATGTCGATAGTTCTTCGTAATATGATTGTCTAGCAGATTGATAGTTTTCAATAGATGTTTCTAATCCAACTTCTTCAACATAACTTTCTACTGCTTTTAAAGTGTTTGGGCCAATACCACCATCGACCGTGGTTCCAATCATCCTCTGTAGAAACTTTGCAGCTCTACCAGGTCCAGCATTAACACCAAAGTCAAAGACACAAAGGTCTAATCCATTTGGAAGGTCGTCACATTTACATTTATCCCAATAATTTTTTTTGTAAATAGGGTTAACATCTTCAACTAGTAAGTCTTTCATGTCTTTCTCTCCACCCCATTCTTCATACACTCTTTTAGTCACACCAAGATTTGTTTCCCCACCTGGGTCTTTTGGATGATTTACATATCCACCTTCGTGATGTAATATTTTTTCTAAACTTGATTCCCAATTGTTAATCATACTTCCACTCCTAAACCTAATTTGGTTTTTTCTATTAAATATTCTCTTACTAATCCACTTCTTACAATATCACCTATTGTAAATTCTGTGGTAGTAAATGTTTTCATGTTTTCTAATATTCTCATAAAGTCATGTAGACCATTTCTTTCATTTGTATCAACTAAATCTGATTGAAAGAAATCACCTGCAAAGTTAATTTTTGTATCTGCACCTATTCTAGTGATTACAGTATCTAGTTCATGAAAATTCATATTTTGACATTCATCCACTATAACAATAGCATTGTCAAATGTCAATCCTCTTAAAAATGATGTACTAGCAAACTGAATAGCACCTTCGTTTTTAATCTATCGAATAACATTCTAAACGCATCATCATTTGGTTGTTTAAACATGTATTGTACCATGTTCTTATAATTTGTTTCAAACTGTTCTATGTTAGTATTATCAGATGCATTTTCTCTTGTTGGTGTAAATGCTCTAACAATAATAACTCTACTAGGTTTTTTATCTGTATTTAAAACTTCTTTAAGAGCATTGTATAATAAGACAAAAGTTTTACCTGTTCCAGCTGCACCAAATACAAATTGATTAACACCTTTTTTGTAGGAGTCAAAAACTTCTTTTTGATTATCTCCAATAGGTTTGATCTCAACCATGTCAGATAATTTAATTAAATCTAGATCACTACTCATTTAAATTCTCTTTATCATTTCCGAAATGTTTTTCCATACATGCCATTAAATCTTCGTACTCTGCAACTATCTTCATTTCTTTTTCTATTGTCTCTATAATATCAGCATGTTCACCAATACCTACAGGTTTTTCTAACATAACATTTACATTCGCCACATGTTTGTCTATATGACCTTGGGCGTGTGACATGAATGCTTTATATAATATATCTTTTGTGTTCATTTGTCAAAGTCCTTTGTTATTTTCCCTTTATTTATGCCTTCTTTAATTACATATTTTTGTGTACCATTAGCACCAATCTCAACTTCTTTTCTTAGTGAACGAGAAAGACTCATAGTTTTGGCTTCTTTCTCTTTTGCTTTTTGAAAGTCTGTTAGTTGTCTGTGTCTGTCTCTAGTCATAGTGTATTATTTATTATTCCTTTTTTCGCCAGATTGTTTAATGATACCATGTTTACGCAATACTTCGTGTGTTTTAATATCTTTAGTAGATTTATTTCCATAGTTATCTGCTAACGCAGAGGTAGGATGTGCTTCTGCAATCCTTGATAAATTTTCTTTAAATCCACCATCTACTTTAGGGCCAACACCACCTATATGATCTCCAACAAGAGCAGGTGCAGATACCTTTTGTTGAAAATCAGTATTCTTTTTTAAAAATTCTTCAAGTTCATCCCAAGTACAAAATTCTTCGTACTCGTCACCTGTATTTTTATTAACCAAAGTATATGTTGGCATTACTTCTCTTCTTTAAAAATTGGTAAAGTATATTGTTTTACCTTAACTCTTTTAGGGTCAACAACAATCTTTGGTGCATCTTTATATCCTACACTTACAGAATTTTCTAATGCCTTTACAGTTCCGTCAGCAAGTCTTATAATATTTGCGTTTCGATCTTCTTCTTTTTGTGTCATCTTAATCAATCTGTACCTCCTACTTTAAAAAAATGCGAGGGGTGTTTTGTTCCGTAAAACCAATGTTTTTTTCCCACCCTTTTTTTTCTTTTCTTCAGAGTTTTCTTTTTTTTCTTTTTGAACAGATTTTTTAAATATTCTATCATAATTATCCTTATACAGTTTAGTCGTTATTCTAGATTTACCGTCCCATTTTGATTTCATTATCCTACTATAATAAAACTTTTTTAGTCTTTTGTCAAGAGATTTTTTTCCATTTCTCTAACTTTTAATATCATTCTTGTTGTTCTTTTATCATAATCTTGAGTTTCAGAAAACTTATCTAGTGTTTTAATTAGTCTTATTGCATCTAGACTTTGATTTTTATCTAACATAACCTTTCTTAGTTTTCTAAAATCTTCATATGCTGGATGTTCATTTAACAATCTAACATATTCTCTTACAGATGAACATTTAGTTTTAAACTTTCTAACTCCCCAACCTGGCCAATCTTCTATACCCTCTGGTAATAAGTGTGATACTTCAGATGAAAAAGTTCTAATACCAAAAAGATTATTTGCCTTTTTTGCAAATCTTGATTTGCCCCAACCAGTCTCTAAAACTGCTTGTCCAATAATCATTTCATATGGTACTCTTTGATCATATGTAATTGTCATATTTAAAAAGTCAATGCATTTATGCATCGCTTGAACAAATTGTACATTGTTAGTATATTCAAAAGCAGGTTCATTTAAACCTAATACTTTTATTTTTTGTATTATTTCTAAATCGTATTCTTGTTTAATATCTCTTTCAATACTTGAGTTTGGGTGGAATGTTCCATATACAAAAGATGCAACTACAATTGCCATACCTGCAAATAAACATTTAGTCCAAAACCAACTTTTATGTATCCATTTATCCCAGCTCATATTATCCTTGTAAGTACCATTCTGGCGTTGGCCTCGCTTTCCATGTCGCAAAACTTTTTTTCTCATTGATATAGTATTTATGATATGCTTGAATGACATTATCACCTTTGCAATAGTCTGGCATACACTGAGGTAGTTCAGTTATAGGACCCTCTGGTATATTCATAGGTGCTCTTTGTAAAAACAACGAGGGTTTACTTGCACCATGTATTTTTCCGTATCTATGTTTAAATTCTGCAAGAGTAGCCATGTATAAAAAGAATAGTTTGTAATAATTACCTGATGTTTGTCTTAACCATATACCATCTGGGTGTTTTACATGTGACGCTTTATATAAAAAATTTTCTCTATCATCATCTAATCGCCATCGTTTTGCTTTACGACCTGTCTTAGTTGTACCAATGTATTCAGTTCCGTCAAGAACCCTATGGGCAGTACTCAATAATTGAGCATATTCAATAGGCATTTTAACAATATGTTTATCACAATGCATTTCTGCACAAATTGCTGGGTCTTTGTTTAATTCAAATATGTTCATGATTCTATAATAACCTACTTTACGTCTATTGTCAATATCTTTTTTTTCCTTGTTTTTAAATACTTTTTCCACTTCTTATTAATTGTCTCTTGTTTTCTGTATGCTTGTCTTTCCCAAGGTTGTTTATAATAGTCAAAGTTCTCATATTGATACCCACGCCACCAAACTTTAGTACCTTTTTTATTTAAATCTTTTAGTATACCTTTTGCGTATTGTTCTACATGTGTCAATTCGTGAAATACTAATGTCGTAAAATCATCACCTTTTAATTCTTTGTTAAGTTCCATTTCAAAATGTTGTCTACCTTCATTTCCCTTTTCTACAAATCCATGACAATCAGATAATTCTGATTCAGGTCTTAACCAAATCTCAATGTCTAGTGATCTATGTCTTGGTAGATAATTATCTATGTACCAAAAACACATTTCATAAACGTCTGATCTTTGTTTTTTATTACCACCGTCAACACCGACAATATTACCTGTAAATTTTTTATCCATTTTTTAAATCTTCTTTATCTACGAGTTGATAATTTCCCTTATTATATGCTATACTTATCGCCTTGCCTTCTGGTAAATCTAACTTAGGTAATACTTTTTTAGGTGATGTATATGTAATTTTGTCAGATGTAGGAATTAAACATCTATCAGATGAGTAATCTGGCATATCATAACCAGAAAAACTATTTGTAATAATACCTGTGTCTATATCAATATTGACACCTAAAGATTTAATATACT